TATCTGTTCTGGGAGTTTATGAGATTACTAAATGAATGTAAGCCAAAATATTTTTTACTTGAAAATGTAGAAATGGGCGATAAATGGGAAAAGGTATTAAGCAAAGCAATAGGAGTAAATGGCATACATATAAACTCTGCTTTAGTATCTGCCCAGAATAGAAAACGAATTTACTGGACTAATATTGGTATGCAACCGGGTGGATTGTTTGGTGATTTAGTTTCTATTATTAGAAAGCCAAAGGATAAAGGCATTTTGTTAAAGGATGTTTTAGAGTATAAAGTTGATGATAAGTATTTTTTAAAAGACACATCATTTATTTTTGATAGGATAAAAACAAATCATCAATTTACTCCTAATATTCCAAACAAAAATGAAAAATCAAATTGTCTAAAAATTGGCGGTAAGGGAGTTGATGATTTAGTAAAAATAGATAGGCAGGGCAATGTTAAAAATCATCAAGATAAAGCATCTTCATTAAGCGTTGGAGGTCATGGTCATGGCAATCATTCAGATATGGATTTAATAGTACATAACACAATGCCAAGAAGTTCAACTACTGGAAAAGGAGGCACAGGGCATTTAAGCAGAACAGATGGTAAAACTTACTGCTTAGATACTGGAAATACTAATGCAGTAGAATATAAATCAAACATTCGACGCCTGACCCCTTTAGAATGCGAACGATTACAAACAGTAAAAGATAATTACACAAACCATGTAAGCGATAGCCAGAGATATAAGATGTTGGGCAACGGATGGACAGTTGATGTGATTGCACATATTTTTAGCTATTTAAAATGAAATATAAAAACATAAAGACAGTAGTAAACGGAATAACCTTTGATTCTAAAAAGGAAGCTGCGTATTATGGGATCCTGAAGCTAAAGCAAAAAGCTAAGTTAATTGATAGTTTTCAGATGCAAGTAAAGTATGACTTAATAGTTAATGGCATAAAGATCGGTTTTTATAAAGCCGATTTTGTTACTTATAAGGGAGGAGTAGTCCTGGAGGTTATTGATGTTAAGTCTGAAATGACAAAGAAATTGCCAGTATATAGATTAAAGAAAAAATTGATCAAAGCAATTTACAAAATTGATATTATAGAAATTTAATACCTTTACAAAAAAAATACCAGATGAAAGTAAAAATCTCAGAAATAAAAGCTAACTCAAAGAATCCCAGAATAATAAAGGATAATAAATTTAAAAAGTTAGTTCAATCAATCAGAGAGTTTCCGGAGATGTTAGAAAAGCGACCTCTGGTATGCTTTACGGATGTTGATCATAAGTACGTAGTGCTCGGAGGTAACATGAGATTAAAGGCTGCTCAGGAAGTAGGCTTAAAGGAATTACCGATTGTTTTGGCTGATGATTGGACGCAGGAACAAAGGGATGAATTTTTGATTAAGGATAACGTAGGCTTTGGCGAATGGGATTGGGATCAGTTGGCTAATGAATGGGATGCGGATAAATTAACTGACTGGGGTTTGGATGTTCCTAATTTTGATACAGAAGTATTAGAAGCTGAAGAAGATGACTTTGATACTACGCCTCCAGAAATACCTATAACTGTTTTAGGGGATTTATATGAGATAGGTGAGCATAGGTTGCTTTGCGGTGATTCAACTGATTCAGATCAGGTTGCAAGGTTGATGGATGGGCAAAAGGCTGATATTGCATTTACAAGTCCTCCATATAATGCAGCAAAAAATAGTCATTTAAATGGTAGAGTAAAAGGATTTGATAATAAATATCAGGATAATAGTGATGAAATGGATGATGATAAGTATTTAGAATTTCTTTATGATTTTACAAATAATACATTAATAAATGCTGATTATTCATTTGTAAATATACAGATGTTAGCACAAAATAAAATGGTACTAATAGATTATCAATACAGATTAAAAGAACAATTAAAAGATGTGCTTATTTGGAATAAATCACAATGTCCACCTAATATAGTTAAAGGTGCTTTTAATACTAAATGGGAATATGTTTTTTGTTTTAGTTATAATAATAAAACAAGAGGTTTTCCTTGTTCGTGGCAAGGTAAATATCCAAATGTAATAGAAACAGTAAATGCAAGCCAAAATGAATTTGCATCAGTACATAAAGCTACTTTCCCAATGGCATTTCTAGAATGGGTTATATCAAAAATGGATTTTGCTAAATCTGTATTAGATATGTTTATGGGTTCTGGTACAACAATGGTAGCTTCACATCAACTTAAACGCAAATGCTATGGTATGGAACTTGATCCGAAGTATTGCGATGTAATAGTAAACAGAATGATTGCATTAGATCCGAGTATAGAAATTAAGTTAAACGGAAAACCATTTGAAAAAGCATACTAAATTATATTTAACGTACTTTGGCTTTGATCAGTCTGATTTTATACCCTGCGAGGTATGCGGACACCAGGCAGTAGATATTCATCATATTGAATGCAGAGGAATGGGTGGAACTAAAGAGCCGGAGAATATTTATAATTTGATGGCAGTATGCAGGAAATGCCATGAGAAATTTGGAGATAAAAAAAGATACAAAGAGTTTTTAAAGGAGATACATTTGCAGTGGTTAAGCAGTGAAAAAATCAAATGTCAAGGGATAAAATCATAACTGAGTTTTGGAAATCAAAATCAGTAAATGAGGCATTTGAAAAGATGCAGCCAGTCGAACTTCAAGCGGATTTGAAATCTGAAGTATTTCTGGTACTCTGCGAAATGGAGGAGGAGAAGTTAATAGGCTTGTATCAGCGGAACGAACTAAAGTATTACATGGTTCGAATTATGCTTAATATGATCAAAAGTGACCGTAGTAATTTTTTTAAGAATTATCGAAACTATACGGAATTACTGGACAATGATTACGAGGTTCAAAGCGTTGAATCGGATCCAGAGGAATCTTATCAAAAAATAGAATTACATTTGCAGAACCTTCATTGGTATAATCGGGAACTGTTCAAGTTATACGCCTTAGATTTTAAAAAAAATGCGAAAGAATTAAGCCGAAAGACCGGGATCCCTTATATGTCGATTGTCAGATCAATCAATAAGACTAAAGCCGAGATTAAAAAGAATATCAAAAAATAAAACTTAAATCAAAAAACAATGAAAGTAAAACCGATTTTTTGTGTGGGGATTTGTTTACATAATCCTGATGAATTTTATAGAATATTTAAAGATCTTAGTGCTAAAATGCCAGAATATCATATATTAGTTTATCCGATAAAATCTGGCGAGGCTGTATTTAATGCTTTTTATGAAAAACCAATAAACAATATTGATTTTGAAGAACTAAAGCAATTAGTTATTACAGAATTAAAAAAATGATTTTATCAATTATAACCGCTATCTGTGCATCATTATTTTTTACGGAGATCCATAACCTTCATGTTCGATGGAAAATCAATTTCAAGCCTTTTAATTGCGGAAGTTGTCTGGCTGCCTGGTCAGCGCCATTACATTACTATGCACCAGAACTGATTCAAGAAATTACCAGCACGATTTTTATAGCTGGTTTCTGTGCGCCTATTGTAACCAAATTAATGTGGAGTCTATGGAAATGAAACAAGAGCATCGGGATTGGCTGATCGCTAATGAGAGCAATTATGAATGTGCAAAGAATGGCTATATTAGGAATTTAGATTTGCCGGTACTACAAATGTATGAGCATATTTACCGGTTGTATCTGGATCCTAACTTCCTGCTTTCTGTTTGGTGCGGAAATTGCAAATACGATATGATCATGCGACTTTACAAATGGTTTGAAAAACAATGAGAATACTTGCAATTACAAGCAAAACAAGCGGAGTAGGTTACCATCGTATAATGATGCCGATTGCAAACATGCAAAAAGATTATTGCTTAATGACCGATACAATAAGCGATGAAACATTTGAGGGTAATTTCGACATAGTTATTCTAAACCGAATGTTAGCCAATATAACGCCAGATCAGATGGATGCTTGGCGCAAAAAGCATGGGTTTAAGTTGGTAGTTGATAATGATGACTACTGGCATTTGGATCCTTCGCATATTCTTTATGAAAGCTACAAAGCCAACAAAGTAACTGAGCAAATTATAGAGTGGATTAGGATTGCTGATCTTTGCACTTGCACTCATGAACGATTAGCGGATGAGATATACAAGCTAAATCCAAACGTGGAGATATTGCCAAATGCAATTCCTTTTGGAGAGGAACAATTTATTTTAGATAAAAAGCCTTCGGATCTGGTGCGATTGTTCTGGTCGGGATCTGGTACACATGGCAAGGATTTAAACATTCTAAAAAACCCAATGAAGCGGATAAACTTTCCGGTTAGAACTGTTATTGCTGGTTATAACGAAAACGAAAAACATATTTGGGATGGCATGATTTCCGCGTTTACCAATGGATTGAAACTGAACCCGACTATCTACAATTACAATCAGGTTACCGAATACATGGCAGCTTATTGCGATTCCGATATTAGTCTGATTCCGTTGGTTGATAATAGATTTAACACGATGAAATCGAATCTGAAGGTTTTGGAAACCGCATCAAAAAAGAACCCAGCGATTGTAAGCAACGTGCATCCGTATAAAGATTTGCCAGTATGTTATGTAAATTCTCAAAAGGATTGGTACAACTGGATCCGGTTATTAACTTTTGATCAGTATGCCAGGATCCAATACGGAAATGATTTGTACGATTATTGCAATATTCATTTCAATCTGCACGAAGTAAATAAGAGAAGGTTTGCTATTTATCATAAATTATATGCCAGTAATTAAATGCAGTAACGGAATGTATCGGATTGGATCTGGTGCATGTATCTTTGACACAGAGGAAAAAGCGCAGTCAGTTTGGGCGGCAATCAGAGTTTCAATGGTTGATAGTTACAATGACTATCCAGAGGCGGCGAAAGCCAATGCGCGGAGAGCATTAAATATTAAGAAAGAAAACGATAAAGGTTGCGGAACTTTAGTCGGCTGGACAAGGGCAAACCAGATTGCTAAAGGCGAAAATATTAGTAGAGAAACGATTGCCAGAATGTCAAGTTTTGAGAGGCATCGTGAAAACTCAAAAGGAGATCCTAAAACAGATTGCGGTGCATTGATGTGGTTAGCTTGGGGAGGCGATGAGGGCATTGCTTGGGCGCAGAGAAAACTTTCAGAAATAGACAAATGAACAACTTTTACCATAGCGGCGCAACTGGAGATGTGATCTATGCTATGCCTACGATCAAGGCATTAGGCGGAGGTATTTTCAATGTAAATTTACCAGATGATTTGTACAATACAGTTCTGCCATTGTTGGAATCGCAGGAGTATATTCACGAAGTAAAAAAAGGCAGAGAACTTTCTGGTACAGTTTATGATTTAGATAAATTCAGAAACAACGATCATTTGCATTTAACTCATTTAGTTCAGCTGCATTTGCAGAGTTTCCAGATAATAGATGAAACCTGGAAGCAAGGCTGGTTGAAAGTTGAGCCGATAATCTCAAATAATAGCTTCATAAATGTAACTGAACGATATCGAAATGACTATACGGACTGGGTTGCAGAGATTAAGTTTTTAAAGGATAATTCTGATAAGGTTTATTTTGTTGGTTTTGAATCGCAGTATGAGCCTTACAAGCATTTGATTGAAAGGTATGAGATTAGGGATTATTTAGAACTCGCGCAATTACAAGCTGGTGCAAAATATGTCAGCGGTAACCAGTCAAGTTTTATGGCAGTAGTTCAGGGATTAGGCAGAGATTACAGAATGAGCCAAGCTGCCGGGCATACTAATTGTACTCAATTTTTACCAAAAGAAACACTAATATGATGTCAGACAAAGAATTTTTAGCAACAGAATTAGAGAACGGAATCGGAATGCACAATCCTGATTTTAAAGAGTTAGCACGATTAACTGTTGAGCAGATTAAAGATTTAGAAATTAAAACAGTATTGGATTATGGTGCCGGGACTGGAGTTTATGCCGATGCTTATCATCTGGCAGGGTATGATATAAAAGCGTTTGAGGTATTTAAAGCGCATAGGGATTACATGAAAGAGCAAGTACCTCATATTCACATATTAAAAAATCCGATTACAACCGATTTGCTGCACTTTATTGAAACTGCGGAACACATGACAGATGAGGAATTAGATTCTTTGTTTAATATCATTGCGCCAAAGTACATTTTATTTAGTTCGACATCTGAAAGAGGACATTTTGATATTCCTTGGGGACATATCAATATAAAAGAACAAAACGAATGGGATTTATTTTTTGAACTTAAAGGTTATTTTAAAGTTAAAGATTTTTTGGTTCCGACAACCTGGACTAAATTATATACTATTTATTAGGGAATGGCAGATATTACAATGTGTTCTGGTTTTGGATGCGATATGAAACATGAGTGTTATCGCTTTACTGCAAATCGTGGCATGTGGCAATATTATTTTTCAAAGCCGCCTATTAAAGATGGTAAATGTGAAATGTTTTGGGATAATAAATTAAAAAGAGATAAAGAAGATGCCAAATTTACAAAACTTAACGCCTTGGAAAAAAGGTCAAAGCGGTAACCCAAAAGGGAAGGATCGCAAGTATGTGACTTTGTTGAAAGAGCAGGGTTACAGACTTGGCGAGATTAACGATACTCTTCAGG